CAATGCAACTGGATCTTTTTCTGGAATAATAAAAAACACTGCTGGAACATTGTCTGTAACAAAAATTGGAACTGGATCACTTACGCTTACTGGTAGTAATACTTATACAGGAGCAACATCAATTTCTTCTGGAAGTATTATAGTTCCAAAAACAACTGGAGCATCAACGGCAACAGCAACATTTTCTGCAACTCTTTCCGTTTCATTTAATGTTTCCCCTCCATCTGGAACAACAACATTCCGTTTCTTCCAAGGATCAACAACCAATTCATACGCATCAGTAACTTTGGTTGGTGTGCCAGTTGGAACAACAGCAACATATACATCCGCAACCTCAACGCTTACAGTAATAGTGCCATGATAATTCCTCCTAACGAAAATGGCTGGTCGTATGATGACTCTACAGGCAACTGGAAATTGGTCTATGCTGACAAAATAATTATCTTTTACGAAGAAACCAACGTGTCAATCGCAACGCAAAGCACATTATTTGTAGGAACGCACGAAGAGTGCGAGGAACAAATAGTTAAAGAGGGGTTATCTTGGCCTGTTGAGCCTGATATAACTGATTGACAAAGACACAAAACAAAGATTAATAAAACACTATGGCACTTAAATTTAATCCATTTACTGGCAAACTTGATTTTACTGGAAGTCAAGAGCCTATCGGGCCTTCCTCTAATGCTACATATTATAATAGTAATAATGTTCCTCTTAATAACGGGTCTACCGATATTACTTTTAATCAAAATGCTTCTTGGAATAATGACAATGGATTAATCACTCATACACCCGGATCAGCAGATTTTGTAGTAGTTCAAGCTGGGCTTTACCAATTGGAATGGAATGCTTCTGTAGTTGCAAATGGATCGGGTTGGAATAATTCTGTAAACAAAACAATTTCGATTGATATTACCCGTTTACCTAATGCAGAAAAAGTTGTAATTGGTCAAAGCGCACTTGTGTCGATAGGTGTAGATTACACCCAAAGCATTTGTTCTACTTTTAAACTTGAAGTTGGTGATGTGATAAATCTTCGCATCCATTTAGCAGCATTGCCTCTGGGACTTGCTTTTGCTCAAGGAGTTCAAAACACAATTGATCTTAATACATGGTTCACTTGGAGATATGTATCATTTGATTCAAATGGTTTAGTTGGAGCGACAGGCCCAACAGGAGCTACTGGGCCAAGTGGTGGCCCTGTTGGTGCTACTGGGTCTACTGGGACACAAGGCAGCACAGGTGCAACTGGATTGACTGGAGCAAATGGCTCTACAGGAATTCAGGGATCAACTGGAGCTACTGGACTTACAGGATCACAAGGGTCTACAGGTTCAACTGGATTAACAGGTGGACAGGGTTCTACTGGCGCGACTGGTGATAATGGATCAACTGGAGCTACAGGAATTCAAGGTGATGTTGGCGCGACTGGAGCCACAGGTATTGCTGGAAATGATGGGGCTACGGGGGCAACTGGATTGCAAGGGCCGACACCTTGGACATTGCCAGCAACAGTTTATGACAATGGAGCTTCTTATAATTTGGGGGCAGCAGTTACATATCTTGGTGGATATTATTACAGAACTGGAAATCCATTAAATCCCGGTTATCCTCCAACGCCCGGATCAATAAACGCTTCGTGGACACCAGTTGCTGATGGTGGAGCGACTGGGCCAGACGGGGCTACTGGGCCAGACGGAGCTACAGGATTAACTGGAGCTACTGGCATTGAAGGCTCGACGGGTGCAACTGGAATTGCTGGAGCAGATGGCGCGACTGGGGCTACTGGCATTCAAGGAGATATTGGAGCCACGGGCGCGACGGGTGCGACTGGATTAACTGGAGTTAGAGGCGCAACAGGAGCAACTGGAGATATTGGGGCTACTGGAATCGAAGGAGCTACTGGAGCCACAGGTTCCGCTGGACTAGACGGAGCGACTGGAGCAACTGGTATACAAGGAGATGTTGGTTCTACTGGAGCTACTGGGGCTACAGGCCCAGCGGGTGCTGGTGGAGCATCTGGATATTTTGGCTCGTATTATTCAAATGTTGATCAAGTTGCTGCCGCAGTAAGCACAGCATATCCAATGACAGTAAATAACATCATTGGGCAAAATGGCATCTCCGTTGTTAGTGGATCACAAGTGACTTTCACTAGCACGGGAACATACGACATCCAATTCTCAGCTCAATTTCATAACAATGGTGGTGGAGGTTCTGGGAATACAGTCCAAATCTGGTTCCGTAAAAATGGTGCAGATATTCCAGAATCTGCCACTAGAATTTCAGTCCCAACAAACAATCCTTATGTCGTAGCGGCATGGGATTTCATGGACACTTTTGCTAGTGGAGATTATTTCCAGATTTTGTGGTCAACTGACAATACTAATATTGGTATCGACCACAATACAGGAACTCCACCAGCACCCAATATTCCATCTGTAATCGTCACAGTAATGCAAGTGATGTATAACCAACTTGGGCCGACTGGCGCAACAGGAGCCACAGGCGTTACACCCGCAAATATTGTTCTTTCGGATATCACAGGACTTACTGGAGCAAGCCAATTAACTAATCTTGTGGAAATCACACAAACTGGATACAACCTTATTGTGACTCCAGACCCCAACACGCTTTATGTGATTGTTGGGCCATAATAATAGAATTAAAGAAAAAATAAAAAATGAACTCAGATAGCGGATTTTCACATGGAACGGGGTATGCTGGCACAGTCTATAGTGTAATTGCAGTTGCCGTATCTATGCTACCAGAACTTGACATTTGGTTCCGAATCTTAGCCTCCCTGAGTGCGATTGCTGCCGCATGGGTTTCGATCTATGTCATGCTTGCAAAACTGAAAAAATATAAAGACAAGTGAAGTCGCTTGGAATAATTCTGCTTGCGGTTGGACTCACTTCATGCGTTAATATTCCAATACCGCCAGCAGGACAGAATCAAGGTAAGCTTGGTTCAGTTCAATTAAAGCTGGCAGTATCCTACATTCCATACATCGACCCAGATAAACCAAAAGAAGATAAACCCAAAGAAGACCCAAGTGTGATGTATGCTTGGGAACACTTCTCAAAAACAATAAAAGACAAATAATATGAAAATTGTAAATACAGTTCTTGAAAAATTGAGTGAGAATAGCACATGGCGCGGTTTGATTTTGGTAGCGACTGCTCTCGGCGTAAAACTTGATCCTTCGATGCAAGAAGGGATTCTTGCGGCTGGATTGAGCCTCGTTGGACTCATCAATATCATCCGCAAAGACAAAAAATAAATGTTAGAAAAACTAATTGCCATTGCGGAATCGCAGGTTGGCGTTAGAGAGATTGGCGGAAATAATCGCGGAGACCAAATCCGCGAGTATCAGAAAGCAACTGATCTTGCTCCGGGTGCTTGGGCTTGGTGTGCCGCTTGGACAGATTGGTGCATTCGTGAATGGCTTGAAGACTCTCAAGTTGTTAAATGGCTTAATCTGAAAAACAGAACTCCCGAAGAGTGGCGACCCAAAACTGCGCTTGCTTATGGCTTAACTGCATGGGCAAAAAATAGGCCAAATACTACTCGCATATTGTCTGAAAAAGACATGGCAAAACTTGGAGATATTGTGACATTTGATTTCTCTCATGTTGGCTTTGTTGTCAGTGACAATGGACACTGGATAGAATGCCTAGAAGGTAACACGAATGGAAAAGGAGAAAGAGATTCAGAGTCTGGTGATGGCGTTTGGAGAAAAATAAGAAAAAAAACCCTTGTAAAAGATTTAATTCGGATTAATCCAAGCGGCTCCATCAATAAATAAATGCCAAACATCACCCACAAGTGGAAACGGATACTAGCTGTTTCTTGTAGTCATGCCAAATTCTGTGATCCTGAAGCACTCGATGCAGTCCTGAAGTTTCAAAAAGATTTTAAGCCGCATACAACAATTCATCTAGGAGATTTCGTTGATCTAACAGCCCTAATGGCTGGAGCAAAGGGAGCAAGTGAAGCAGAGCCTCTTATTCCAGACATTGACACAGGATTGATGCACCTAAAGATGATGAAAGCAAACATAGTTCTTTGCGGAAACCACGAAGATCGCGCATGGAGGTTGCAAGCAAGCAATAATGCTGTTGTGGCTCATGCCGCATACAAGATCGTTGAAGCGATTGGCGAGTGTTGCAAGAAACTTCGCGCTCCACTCATCCCTTGGGATGGAGTTTTTCAGATGTTTGACATTGCAGACATTGGATTCCAGCACGGAGTTTTATTTAATGAAATGGCGGCTAGAGATACCGCTGAAGCGTTCTGTAACAGCACAAGGCGTAAA